CTGGTCCGGTGCCGGGCCGGATGGCTATGATCCCACTGAGTGAGGTCACAACCCTGGGGGCCGGGCTACCACCTGGCCCCCTCCTAAAACCATGAGAGGAATGAAACCATGAGCACCAGATCCCAACTCCATGAAATCATCAGCAAGTTGGATGACCGGGGCAAACTGAGCCCCCACTTCCGGAACCAGCTTTATGACATAGGGATGCAGATCTCCCGCAAGGACACAGAGATCCGAGAGGCCCACAATCTACTGGATCAGAGGCTGGGTGACATCAAACGGCTCAAAGAGGAACACAGGAAAGTGCAGACCGCCATGCAGACCCGGATTGCCTATTATGAAGGCCGGACAGACGGGATGGCTGAACTGGTCCGGACCATCCATGTGGAAGGCCCGGAGAAAGTGGCTCAGGCCCAGGCCCGGTCATGATGAAGCTGACCAAAAATGAGGCCAGGGAACTGGAGCGCCGGAACCAGCCCTGGCCAGATCACCTGGAGGAGGTGCCCCTGGTGGACTGGAGGTATGTCACTCCGGATCACCGGCCCGGCCAGGATGAGAGGATCCAGGTCTGGAGATCCAACAAATTTCTGGTCCAGGTCTTCCGGACCCCAAAGGGGCACACCAGGATCTCAGTCAACCGGACCAGCTGGGATCTCAACCAGCAACGGTGGCGGGAGGACATCAGCTGGGACGATTTACAGACAATTAAGGCCCAGACTGGGTGGGGAGACAGTTGGGCAGTGGAGATCTTCCCCGCTGATTCGGAGGTGGTGAATGTGGCCAACATGCGGCATCTGTTCATCTGCCCGGAGCCACCAGAATTTGCATGGAGGGCTCATGGCAGACCAGGACCAAAGAATTGATCCGTGCTGGCAGCACATCATGACAGCCCCCTTTGACGGTGAGGCTGTTTATGTGGCCGGACATGATGACCGGGGCCGGTCCAGACATGCCGTGGCTCACTGGTTCAATCCAGTGGTCCGGAATTACATTGGCCCACCAGGGTGGTATTTCTTCGGGCAACCCGGAGAGGTGGTCTCCCTGGGCTGGACCCCAACCCACTGGAGCCGGTGGATCACCAAGGTGGTCCGGGGGCACCACAGCACCGTCATGGTGCCAATCACAGGAGAACAAGAAAATGGCTGAGACCCTTGCCATCATGGCCGGATCATTCCTGGCCGGGGCCATTGCCACCATCCTGCTCTGGGTGGCCCTAGACAGCTGGCTGTCCAGCAAGCCCTGGCTCATGGATCCGCTTTGGATGTTCAAATGGGATCCGGACAAGCCAGGCATGGCAGGGGAGAAATACGGGGAGAGGCTTGTGGCTGATGACGTTCCCCCCAACTTCATAGACCTGCCACCAGCTGCCGGGGTTTATTTCAATGAGCCTTGTGAGATCCGCCGTGGCTGCTTCCAGGGCTTTGATGCCTCACTGGGGGAGGACATCCACATTGAGGTGTCCAGCAGCCCCGATGAGACCCCCTACAAGTGAGACACTATGCAGGGGGGTTTTGACCAACTATAAAAAGGGCCGACCACAGAACAGGAGACCGGCCCCATGTTCAGACCCAAAGCCACCATCCAGGTGGAGCAGGTCCGGGTTGAAGACCTCAAGCCCTATGACAAGAATGCCCGGAAGCACTCTCAATTTCAGGTCCAGCAGATAGCTGACAGCATTGCTGAGTTTGGTTTCAACAATCCCATCCTGGTGGATCCAGATCTGGAGATCATTGCAGGTCATGGGAGGCTGGAAGCAGCAAAGCACATGGATCTCAAGACCGTTCCGGTCATCAAACTCCCACACCTCACCCCAGAGCAGAAAAAGGCCTATGTCATTGCAGACAATAAGCTGGCCCTGAACGCCACCTGGGACACGGACCAGCTGATGGCAGAGTTGAAGCTGCTGGAAGATGACGGGATGGACCTGACTGTCCTGGGTTTCTCAGAGGCAGAACTGGCCAGCCTGGTGGATGACAGTGAGGGGGAGTTCCGGCCAGAGGACCACATGGGTGGCATGCCCGGCTTTGAGAATGAGGACCAGACCGCCAAGCGGCAGATCCTCATGAATTTCAAAAGCAATGAGGATGCCCTGGACTTTGCCAGGATCATTGGCCAGGAGATCACGGACAAAACCAAATTCCTCTGGCACCCCCAGGTGGACCGGAGGGATCTCAAGTCCCAGGTCTATGAGGGTGATGGTGGAAAGGCGCCAGGGGATGAGGCCGGTGATGACTGACCGGCATCTCCCACAGTTCCCCATCTACATCCCCAGCAAGTCCAGGTGGGATGTCCGGCTCACGGCCAGGGCACTGCAGAGGATGCGGGTGCCGTTCCGGGTGGTGGTGGAGGAACACCAGCTGGAGCACTATGCAGAGCACCTGCCAGCTGACCAGCTGCTGGTCCTGGATCCTCACTATCAGAAAACCTATGACCCGCTGATGGATCTGGAACCGGGGCAAAGCCTGGGGCCGGGTCCGGCCAGGAACTTCATCTGGGACCATGCCATCAGTGAGGGGCACAAGTGGCACTGGGTCATGGACGACAATATCCACTGGTGGGCCAGGTATCACAGAAACAAAATCCACAAGGTCATGGATGGCACGGTCTTCCGGGTGATGGAGGACTTCTGCCTCCGGTTCCGGAATGTGGCCATGGCCGGTCCGAACTATGAAATGTTTGTGGCATCCAAAGAGAAGAAAGCCCCCTTTGTCATCAACACCAGGATCTACAGCTGCAACCTGATTCGGAATGATGTGCCGTTCCGGTGGAGAGGCCGGTATAACGAGGACACCATCCTCAGCCTGGACATGCTCAAAGATGGCTGGACCACCATCCAGTTCAATCAGTGGGTCCAGAAAAAGGTGATGACCCAGACCATGCCGGGCGGCAACACTGAGGCCTTCTATTCAGATGAGGGAACTCTGCCAAAATCACAGATGCTGGTCAGAGCCCATCCTGATGTGGCAAGGTTGGCTTGGCGGTTTGGCCGGGCTCATCACTATGTGAACTTCCGGCTGTTCAAACAAAGTCCCATTTACAGAGATGACTATGTGCCGGTGGATGACCCAGATGAATATGGGCTCAAGCTGAAAAAGGTGATCAGAGATGAGCAGCCCAAAAAGAAAAACCCCAAAGCGGAAGCCTAAGGCCAGGCCCAAAACCACACCCAAGGGGGGAAGGCCTCCCCATGAGTTCAGTGATGGGGATCTGGTGAAGGTGGAACTGCTCCGGGGCTTTGGGACACCACTCCAGGACATTGCCAAAGAGGTGGGCTGCTCTGTCTCCACCCTGCAGAGGCAGTGCAAAGAGCAGCTGGATCTGGGCAAGGAACGGGCCAACGCCAAGGTGGCTGGCAAGCTGTTCCAGAACTGCATGAAGGGCAAAGAGACATCCATCATCTGGTGGGAGAAGACCAGGGCCGGGCACACTGACAAGGTGGAGCACCAGCACAGCGGTGATGTGACCTTTGTGCTGCACGGTGATGAAGACAAATTATAGTCCCACCAAGATCCAGGCTGCAGCAATCACCATGCTGTCAAAGGGCAAGCGGTTCAATTTGCTGAGAGGCGGATCCCGCTCTGGCAAGACCTTCATTGCGGTCCGGGCCAACATCATCCGTGCCCTGAAATATCCCAGAACCAGGCACCTGATTTGCCGGTTGCACAATACAGCGGTGAGGGGATCTATCTGGAGGCAGACCCTGCCGGAGGTGCTGAGACTTTCCACTGACTACAAGGTGAAGCTGAACAAGTCAGAGATGGTGGTGGAGTTTCCTCACAACGGATCTGAGATCTGGCTGGCCGGTCTGGATGACAAAGAGCGGGTGGAGAAGATCCTGGGGCAGGAGTTTGCCACCATCAGCCCGGAGGAAGTCTCACAGATCCCCTGGTCCACCATCATGGTGCTCCGGACCCGGCTGGCCCAGACCGCACCAGGCCTCATCCAGCAGATGATCTTCACCTGCAACCCCCCTCCCAGATCTCACTGGACCTACAAGATTTTCAAACAAGGCATTGATCCGGCCTCCAATGACCTGCTGCCGGACCGGGATCAATACATTGAGATGAGGATGAATCCCAAGGACAATGCTGAGAACCTGGCAGAGGCCTACATCAGAGACCTGGAAAACCTGCCAGAGCAGCTGCGCCTCAGATTCCTGGAGGGGGAGTGGGGGGCAGACAACCCCTATGCCCTCTGGCAGCAGTCCCAGATTGATGGAGACCGGGTGCCGCTCCTGGTGCCGGATGCCAGGCCCCAGTCCCAGATGGAAGCCAGGAAGGCCCTCATGCTCATCCGGGAGATTGTCCGGGTGGTGGTGTCTGTGGATCCGCCAACCACCTCAGGGCCGGAGGCTGATGAGTGTGGCATCACGGTGCAGGGCATGGACCGGGCCGGTCATGGCTATGTGATTGATGATTGCACGGTCCAGGGCAAGTCACCGGCAGAGTGGGCCAGGGTGGTGGCTGACACCTTCAACTTCTATGAGGCTGACCTGGTGGTGGCTGAGGTGAACCAGGGTGGGGAGATGGTCAAAGAAACCCTCAGGAATGCCAAGCATCACCTGCCGTTCAAAGCCGTCACGGCCACCAGGGGCAAGGTGATCCGGGCTGAGCCCATCTCTGCCATCTACCATGACCACATGGTCCACCACTTTGGCACATTCCCTGTGCTAGAACAGCAGATGACAGACTTCACCAATGACTTTGACCCGCGCCTCATGGGCTATTCTCCAGACCGGGTTGATGCCTTGGTGTGGGGCTTCACAGAACTCTTTGACCTGGGGGCTCCTATTGATTTGATGAGTGGTGTGATAGAGCCTGATGTGCCACCACCAACTGCCGGATGGGATCTGTGACCATGAGCATGCTGCCCTTTGCCCAAAAACCAAATGAGCCGGTGTCCATGAGGACACTGATGGAAGATCTAGCCCTCCGGGATCCGCTGGGAAATTTCAGCCACTGGAAGGGCAGTCCCTTCAATCCGGATCTGCTGGTCCAGAACAAGACGCTGGACATCTATGACAAGATCAGACTGGATGACCAGGCCAGGGCAGCCCTCTCATTCAAGAAACTGGCCGTGAGTGCTCCGGGCTTCACCATCCAGCCCCCAGAGGGCAAGTCCAGTGATGATGAAATCACCAAGTGGGTGGAGCGGGAACTGAGAGAACTTCCTGGGACTGTGGAGCATGTGCTGCACCAGATCCTCACAGCCATGGACTATGGCTATTCCATCACAGAGAAAGTCTATGAGGACCGGGATGGCCGGATGGGCCTGGCCGGTCTCAAGCCCAAATATCCCCATGGCTTTGATTTTGATGTGGATTCCTATGGCAACCTAAAGCCGGACGGGCTGATCCAGGGGCAATATGGTGGTTGGTCCATGAATGAGGCTGACCGGAGACTGCCGGTCAGCAAGTTCCTCATCTACAGCTATCAAATGGAGTTTTCCAATCCCTATGGGAACTCAGATCTGAGGACTGCCTATCGCCCATGGTGGACCAAAGACAATGCCTACAAGTGGATGGCTATGCTGCTGGAGAAGTATGGGATCCCTCCCATCTTTGCCCTCTACAATGCCCAGACCTACAAAGGCGGCGGCATTGCCGGTGAGATCCAGAACCTGGTCAACAAGATCCGGGTTGGCACCGGAGCCTCTGTGCCCCGCAATGAGAAGGATGATCTGGAGTTTTGGTCACCGGCCCTGGCCAAGGAACTGGAGAAGACCTTTGTGGTGGCCATCAATCTCTATGACCGCCACATTGCCCGTGCCATCCTGATGCCATCTCTCATTGGGATGACCTCAGATGACCAGGTTGGCAGCCTGGCCAGATCCAACACCCACTTTGACAGCTTCCTGCTGGTGATTGCCAATGCCCAGCGTGAACTGGAGGCTGCCATCAATGAGCAGGTCATCCGGCAGATGGTGGACATCAACTGGGCCAATGTTGATGAATATCCAGTTTTCAAATTCAATCCGCTCACGGATGAAATCAAAACAGAGCTGGCAGATGCCTGGGCCACCCTGGTCAATGCCAATGTGGTGCGCCGTGGTGCTCAGGATGAAGAACACTTCCGTGAGATGTATAAAATGCCCCCTCCCCCAGCAGAGGGTGAGGAACTGCCCGGACCACCCACCCCACCTCAACCCGGCAGCCAAGACAATCAGGACACTGATGATGAGCCCGGTGAGGATGACAGTGAGGATGACAGTGAGGATGAAGTGGCCCAGCAGGTCCAGTCCATCCTTGCCGCAACACCGGAGATGGTGAAAAAGTTTGCCATTCCGGAAACCCCCAACCGGGAACTCACCATTGCAGAGCAGAGGGCTGACATCACCCGGCTGTTCACCGTCATTGCAGAGGGTGAGGATGAGGGCACGGCCGAACTCAGCCAGGTCATGAGGACAGCTGAGAAACGGACCCTCAGGTGGCTGGATAGTGCAAAGCAGGTCACCTCAGATCTGGTGGGCCAATATGAGCACATCCCCAACTTCAATTCCCTCCAGGGCACTGTCCGGGATCTCCTGACAGCTGCAGTGGAAGACGGGGCACGGACAGCAGCTGATGAGATAGAGCGCCAGGTTGACTTCCGTGCTGACTTCACACCCCAGGAGCAGCTGGCCTATCTGGACAGCAAGTCCCTCACCGTGGCCCAGGCCACTGACCAGGCCGTGGTGTCCCAGGTGAAGCAAGCCCTGCTGACCGGGGTGGCCCAGGGTCAAACCTTGGAGCAGGTGAAGTCCAGGATCCGTGAGATCTTTGCTGAGTATGATGGAGAGATCTCCGGGCACCGGGCTGAGGTCATTGTCCGGACAAACTACAATGATGCCTTCAACCAGGGCCGGTTGAGATCCATGGCTGCCGCTGGGGAGTTTGTCCAGGGGGCTCAGTTCTCAGCTGTCATTGATGGCCGGGAAACTGAGGTTTGCAGATCCCTGGATGGCAAGGTCTTCCGGCTGGGCAGCCCAGAGATGGACCGGCTGACACCACCCCGGCACCACCAGTGCAGATCTCTGTGGGTGCCGGTGATGATTGGCCAGGACATTGACCAGGCTGACCGGATCAACCAGAGCCAGGCAGACCGTGCCATTGAATTGAGCGGGAAGGGCTTTTAGTCCGTTTCCGGGTCTTCCTTCTCTGCTTCCATTTTGATGATCTCATCACGGTGTTGAGCCCAGGCCTCTGGGATGGTGAGGATCACAGGGCCACCAGGCAGCTGTTCCCAGGCCCAGGGCTCACGGGCCATGGTGTCCATGGGCAGGGATTCATTCCAGGGCAGCCGGATCAACCTGGTGCAAGCCTTGTAGATCGCCACCTTGTGATCCCCTTCCTCACCAGGGCTCAGCTTGAACCGGCCCAGCTGGTCTCCCGTGCCCCTCTCAATCTTGAGCCACCGGAGATTCGGGTCAAAGGGCCACTCATCCCCATCACAGCTGAGGGAGAAGGTGAGGGCCAGGTCTTTGCCCCGCTCCCCTATCTTCCCCCACCAACCAGTTCTTTTTGAGCCTTTCTTAATGGTCTCCCAGGCCATCACTTCACCGGCCACTGATATTGGGAGATCTCCCCATCAGTCCACAGGCAGCACCATGGAAGGAAGTCCTTAGGCCCCCAGGTCTTTGGGTCAATGAGAGGGGATCCCAACTTGGCATTGCCGTGATCCAGGAGAGAGGCAACCCGGTTTGATTCCTTCACCACCAGGGTGGACCGGATGCAGGGCACACCATCAAAGGCAAACCCCACCACAATTCCCAGCAACCAGCCGGGGTGATTGGCCCGGAGCCACCAGGTCAGCAGCCCGGCCTTGGCCAGGGCAAACTCCATATCAGATCCGGACCCGGCTTTGAGGACTTCCTTGGGGCCTCTCCATGTGTCAGCCACGGCCTTGGCCGGTTTGTCTTTGAGCAGGTCATTGCCCAGCTGGTTCACCTGGTCCAGGTCAGCGATCTGCTCCAGGTGGCCCCGGACCTCAGACGGTGGGGTCCAGTTGGTCCAGAGGGAGAGGGCTGATTGCCAGTGAGAGGGGATCCGGTCTGCCCGGACCTGCTCAGCTTTGAGCCCAAAAAGGTTGCGGTTGGTTGGTGCTGAATTTGCTTTGGCCATTGGGGCCTCCATCATGGTTTCTGAGGGAGACCCCTTCTAGCCTGACCGGGTGGGCCGGTCTAGTCACGTTCCAGGATTGCGCCGGCACCTGGTCACTGCTCAGTGTCCTCAGCCATCTTTTTCAGGATGAACTCCACCAGGGCAGCCTCTGTGGTTTTGTCTATGTCAGCCCAGGTCCAGGTGACCGTGAGGGTCTTGTCATCCATCACTATTCCAAATTTGACTTTGCCATCCGGGCGGCGCGGGGCCTTCCCGGACTTGAGGTGCCTGGCCACAACTGTGGCCTGTTTCTTGAGCAGCCTCCGGGGTGAGTTTTTGGTGGTCATCAGATCTTCCCGCCATTGAATGACCCGGCCATGATTTTGCCCCGGCCAGATGAGGTGATGAAATAGGCACCCACCGGCCCCCGTTTCTCAATCCACTCCAGGGCCTCCATCCGTTTCCAGTTGGTGACCTTGCAAGTGCCAGGGCGGAAGGCACCATTGGGCTCCACAAAGCCAAGATAGACCAGGGCACCATACATCTCAGCCCCGTCCTCATCACACCAGGTGAAGGTCTCAGCCTGGTCAGAGGGCTGCTCAGGCAGGATCTGCCGGGCACAGCTGATGACCCGGTGCAGTTCCCCCTGGTGGTCCAGCTGGTCCCAGCATGCACACTCATCTCTGGTGTGCAGGGCAGCCACCGGCCCCAGCAGGGCAGTGCAGTCCAGGGCCGTGGCTGTCATGGCCTCAATGGCTCCGGCCACTGTCTCCATGCCCTGGCCCCGGAGATCTGCAGCGGCTGCAAGTGCCAGGTCTGCCTTATGTGAAAATGTCAACTCAGTCATGGCCTCAGTCCTCATCATGGTGTTTCACTCTGGGTGCCAGAGTCACCGGAATATATTTGGATCTCTGGTGGGCAGAAGCAGCTGCAGACCGTTTGAACTTGGCCTCATCACTGTCATTCTGGTGGGGCACTGACCAGTTTGGCTGGTTCCGTGGGGTGTCCACCAGCTTCTCCAGGTCATTCTTCTTATCAGACATGGCTCAACTCCCTCCCAAGTGTTGCTGACACCTGGACCAGGACACCGGCATCCAGGGGCTCCAGGGTGAAGGCCACATAGCCTGGCTCCAGGCCAAACTGACCACCGGGCAGCATCCACCCAATTCCAAAGGCAATGGGCTTGCTGCTGGGGTCAGCCCTCAGTCCCAGGTTGGTTTTCTCCCACCTCTCCAGGACCACAATGTCACCGGGTTGAAAGCCCCGGTCTCCGGTCTCCCGGATCTCAAAGGTCTTATGCTTCCGGGCCACGGCATCAAAGTATGGGGCCAGGGTTTTCAGATAGTGGATCTCAGTGTGTTTCATGGCTTCCTCTCTCTCAGTCAATTCTGCACAGGTCAAAGGTGGCCCGTTTCACATTCATGGGCTGGCCGTTGTAGATGATCTGTGCTGTGGATTTGGTCAGCTTACGGATCAAAACAATCCGCCTCCCTGGCCCAATGCGGGGCAGTTCATCATTGATGTGGAGAGTGGCCCTCTCCATTTTCTTCATGGCTTTCTTGGTGATCCGCTTGGGGGCTTTCCGCTTAGCCATGGGCAGCCTCCCTCTCTCGGTTCCTCCGGGCCAGTTCCCCGGCCAGAGCCCACCAGGCGGTCCGGAGCATGAGTCTGAGGTGGGTGGTGTGGGGCCATTCCGGGCAGCGGCGCAGATACCGGATCCGGGCTTTGAGGGCAGTGATGATCACCACCCCCTGGTCCGGCTCATCCTTCCACCACTCATAGGGCAGCCGGATCCCACAGATCTCCCAGTGCAATTCCCGGACATAGGGATAGACCTGCACCCTCAGCTGCCGGTTCATGGGCTTTGCATAGGCCATCACTGCACCTCACTGGGGTGAGTGTCAGAGATCCCATTGGCATAGTCATAGTCAGCCACATGGACAATCTCATTGGCCAGATCCAGGTCAGCTGCCTCATCCTCATCCAGATCCTCCAGGGGGATCCCGTAGTAGGACTGCAGCATCTTCCAGGCTTCATCATAGGTCATGTCACATCTCCACTGTTGACGGGGCAGGAGTGCCCCACATGAGAGAACATAAGCCCTTTTGCACAAAATGAAAAGAGGCTTTACAGCAAAGCAGGGCCTGTCTATTGTTGCCCGGCCCGGCAACGGTGCCGGAGAAACCCAGGAGAATTGGAGATCGGAACCATGCAGCCAGAACTCAACCCACTTGTGAGCCAGTTTAGGCAGCGGCACCTTGGTGCCCGGCTCATCCTTGCCCAGGCCTCTGCCAAAAGGGCTCAGCGAGCCCTGGAGATCTTTGACCACCTGATTGATGTCTCACCCGTCATCATCAGCAACTGGATGGACCACGGTGCCTGTGGTCTCCAGGTGGAGCGGAGGGAAGGCCAGGAGCAGATCCTGGTGGATCTCTATGCCAAGGACTTTCTCTCTGCCGTGAGCCTGGCAGAGCAGATCAGCACGGACACGGACTTGAGGCTTCTCACCTTGGCCCGGTCTCATGATGGGGCCTATCTCCGGCTGGAGCCCCAGGTGGATGCCATGATGAGGCAGATGAACGGATCCGGACCGGCCCTGGAGGAAATGGTGGCCGGAGGCGGTGCTGGTGTTCCCACCCACAAGGTGCCTGGCTACATGGCCCTGGCCCGGCCCTACTATTTTGAGATCCAGAACAGAGGCGGGAGATTTTCTGAGACCAAGGCCTCAGTGGTCTGCTTCTATGCAGCCCCGGTGCCCTACAACAGGGCACTGTGGATCCAGGCCACCATCCACCTCATGGAAAGCCCGGCCCGGTGCATTGCCACCCCTGTTGGGGGTGGAATTGGTGGTGATGTCTTTGAGCGGTGGACGGACCGGCAGCTGGAGATCTGTGACCCGGCCCTGGAGGCTGCCTTGCAATTCCAGGTCAGTCAGTGGTGTGGGCCGGATGATGCCGGTCACTATTGGCTGCACAGTGACTGAGCGAATCACATAAGATCCGGGGGTCTTTCTCTCTCAAGAAGACACCCAACCACAGACTTGGCCCCCAGCAGTGATGCCGGGGGCCTTTTTTGAGCCATGCTTTGGACAGGGGTTGGGCTCTTGGTTGCAGGGGAGGGATTCGAACCCCCGTCCTCCAGATTATGAAACTGGCGAGCTGACCGCTGCTCTACCCTGCTCCAACCAGGTCACCGGGAAGTGGGGAGACCATCAACTGCTGACCTCCGGAAAAGGCATTGGAAGGTGATCCCCCCAGCAGCCCGGTGATTCTGTCTAAACAGAAAAATGCACCATGGCAACATTTTCCAACATTCCCGGCACACTTTGGGGCTAAGGATTCCGGTCATGAGCAAGCCAACCGACAAGAAAGAGCCGGGCATCACCATCCCTGGGGTGGAGATTTTCCGGACCGGGATCTGGAACGGTGACCGCTACACCGGCCAGGATCTTGATGACATGGTTGAGGCCTTCAATGCTGTGGGCTTTGAGCCCCCGGTCAAACTGGGCCACGGGGCAAAGGACTCAGATCCAGCCTTTGGTGCCATCCAAAATCTTCGCCGGGCAGGTGACAAACTCATTGCTGACTTTGCCAATGTCCCGGCTGAACTGGCTGAGATGATCCGGGCCAAGCGGTTCCGGTCTGTCAGTGCTGAAATTTTCTTCAACCTTGGCCGCAATGGGCGGAAGTTCCGGAGGGCACTCAAAGCAGTGGCCGTGATCGGTGCTGATGTCCCAGGGGTGGCAGATCTAAAACCTCTCTATGAGGCCACATTTGGTGAACACTCTTTTGCCAAGCTGATCTGTGCGGACGACTTCAAACCCTTCACTGCTGAGCCGGTGAACCAGACAGAGGTGGAACCAATGACTGCCAAAGAAATTCAAGAGGCCCTTGCCAAAGCCATTGCTGATGGCAAGGCAGAGGACATCACCAAGCTGACACAGCAGCTGGTTGAGGCCTCCAGCAAAGAGGCAGCTGAAAAGGCTGCAGCGGAAGCTGAAAAAAGTTTTGCGGAGAAGGGCTCCGAATCGGAAAAGGCCCTCACCCAGGAACTCCACAGCCTCCGGACCACGGTTGCAACACTGCAAGAGCAGAATGCCAAGGACCGTGAGGAAACCCGGCAAGCCATGCTCAGCCAAAAAGTGAGCAAGGTGATCCCGGCCATCCGGCCCCATGTCCGGGCACTCTATGACCTGGCCAGCACGGATGAGGGCAAGGTTGCCAAGTTCACCCTCAATGAAGGTGACAAGTCTGTGGATCTGACAGCCATGGAAATTGTGGATGACCTGGTGAAGCACCTGGCCAAGACCACCAAAATGTTCACCACGGAACAAGGTGAAAACCAAAGACCGGAAGCACCATCAGAAGATGTGGGTGCTGAGGTGGACACCAAGGTCAAAGCCTTCATTGCCAAGGCCACTGAAAGCGGTGGGAAAGCCCCACTCTATTCAGAGGCCCAGGCGGCAGTGCTGGCATCTGACCCGGATCTGAAACAGCGTTATGGCGCGGCAGTCAACTAATTGACTGTCTGAACCTGCAGGAGAAAGACAATGAGCCTTTCAGGATTGGTCAACCCTCTCAGCCTTGAGGCGGCAGCTGACCTTCGCACCCATCAATACAAGATCCTGCGGCTCACTGCTGCCGGGACTGTGAACCTGGCCAATGCCGGGAACCAGGATGCAATGGGTGTCCTCCAAAATGATCCCAACTCCGGCCAGATGGCATCTGTCTCACGCCCAGGTGATGAGACCAAGGTCATTGCCGGTGCAGCCATTGGCTCAGCTGGGATCCTTCTCGCTTCGGATGCAAACGGGCTTGCAGTCACGGCCACCTCTGGTGAGTTTGTGGTTGGCCGTGCACTGACCACTGCCACGGGGTCTGGTGCAGTCATCCGGATGATTCAATCGCCGTTCATTCCGAACGCGCCGCTGGCCTAACGGAGATTTGACCAATGCCTGAAGCAATCGGAAATGCAGTCCATGCGGACCGGCCCCTCACCAACATTGCTGTGGAGGCCTTCAACACCGGGGAAGACGGACTCATTGGGGATATGCTTGCCCCAGGTGTGTCTGTCAAAAAGTCCTCTGACACTTACTATGTGATTGACAAGGGGGCCTTCCTCCGGCTGTCCAGTGATGGTGCCAAACGGGCACCGGGCACAGCGGCCCGGCGCAAGCTGTGGTCCGTCAGTTCAGACCAGTATTCTGTCACCAACTATGCCCTGGCCGGTGAGATCCCGGTGGAGTATCTGACAGATGCTGATGAAGCCATCCGGCACCGTGAGAACACCACCCGCAATGTGGTTGGGGATCTCCGGCTGCAGCAGGAAAAGCGGATCAGCAACCTGGTCACCTCCATCTCCAATGTGGGCTCCGGTGTGACCCTCACGGGCGGCAACAAGTTCACGGACTTTGTGAACTCCAACCCGCTTGGTGTGGTGAACACAGCCCAGGCTTTCATCCGGTCAAACACCGGCCTGATTGCCACGGACATGGCCATTGACTGGGACACGGCCAAGATCCTCCGGCAGCACCCACAGCTTCTGGACCGCTTCAAATATACAAGCGGCGGTGAAGTCACCATGGGTCAGCTGGCTGAGTTCTTTGATGTCAAAAACATCCATGTGGCTCACGCCATTGAAAACACGGGTGAAGAAGGCCTGGCAGATTCCATGTCCGGGATCTGGCCTAACTTCATGAGCCTTTTCCACAAGGGCATGAATGTGGGGCTGCAGACCAAAACCCCAGTGCTCCGGATGCAGTGGACCACCACGGCCTTCCAAGGCAACTTTGGTGTGAAGCGGAAACTGGAAGATGATGCCGGTGACAAGCATGTGGAAGTGATTGAGGCCGGGCACTATCAAGATGAAAAGATTGTGGCCCGTGACTTGATCTACACTGTGCTGGGCACCCTCTAAGCCCTGCGCCGGCACTAGGAGAGAAACCATGACCACAAGAGTCTTTCTGAGGGATGTCCTGGACAGCAAGGGTGAGGTCAAATGGCCAGCCGGTGCTGTTGCAGATCTTCACCCTAATGTCTGGTCCAGCATTTGTGACCAGCTTGGGGTGACCCTCACGGAACTAACGGCACCTGCAGATGGGGTGAGCCCCACTGAGATGACCGGCAAGCTGGCTGAACGGGATGCTGAGATCAAAGCCCTCCGGGCAGCCTACAAGGAAGCCACCGGCCAGGACTTCAAATATGAGAAGGCCCCGGCCCCCAAGGTTCAGGCCAAGGCCGAAACTGCACCCAAAGCAGCAAAGCCCAAAACTGCCAAGAAGGCAGCCCCCAAGGCCAAGACCAAGGCAGCTGCTAAGAAAGGCAAGTGACAATGGCTGGAAACCCCCTAGAACAGCTGGAGCGCCCCATCATCAAAGGGGATCTCTTTGGTGGCCCTGATGGCCCCTTTGGCATTGCCACCATCAACTCCGGTGATGCCACGGTCTCTGTGGCTGACACCCGTGTGACTTCCGGTGATGTCATCATTGCCACCGTCCAGGCCGTTGCCCGGACCGTCAACTCCATCACCCACGCCATTGAGGTGGACAGCATTGTGGATGGTGTGGGCTTTGTCTTTGTGACCAGTTCCGGCCTGGCTTCCCCCCGCACCGCCAATGTTGGGTATCTGATCGGATCCCGGCTCTAAGCCGGAGACTGGAGATCTTCCATGACTGACTTCCGGATTGCAGTGGTCAGCTTCACCATGGTGCAGAGCCAGGCTGTCTCTGATGTGGTCCACTTTGCCGGTGGATCTCAGATCTCCCTCTTTGCCCCCACTCTCAACGGTGTCACCTCCCTGGGCTTCCTGGTTGGCGGTGACATCATGGATGTGGCCTCAGGCACTCTCCAGCCCCTCTATACCAGTGCCGGTGCCCTAGTGGCTCTGCCGGTCCCGGCCACCGGGGCCTTCGGAATGAATATCACGGACCTGGTTGGTGGCTTTGGAGCCATGCAGCTGGTGACCCCGGCAGCCCAGACCACGGCCCGGAATTTCAAGCTGTTGGTCCGGCTCTAGCCCTAGACATCCCCACCACATTCCGCGAAGGTCTCCAGCAGTCAAAACCATGATCTGCAGGAGACCTGAACCATGCGCTTGGATATTGCCATTCTGGCAGCCGGAATGCCTTTTGATGCCCACACCATTGACCAAGGAAACAGCCTTGGCGGATCCGAATCAGTGGCCCTTGGCCTGGCTGAGGAACTTGGGAGGCGGGACCACAATGTCCTGGTCTTCACCAGTCACCCAGATCCTCAGAGCAAAGAGGACAGCCGGGTCCGGTTCACCAACATCCAGAACTATGAGGCCTATGCCGGGGCCTACCCTCACCACACCAGCATTGTGCAGCGGATCCCCCTGCTGTTTTCTCGCCGGTCCCTGAGCCAGCTGAACATCCTGTGGCAGCATGATCTTCCCATGATAGAGGCTGGCCATGAGTTCCGGTCTGCCCTCTGGAACATTGACCGGGTGGCCTTTGTCTCCCAGTTCCACAAGCGGGAATATGAGCGGGTTTATGAGACCGGCTTTGACCAGCGATCGGTCAAAGATCTTTTCCGGGTGGTCCACAATGCGGTGGATGTGCCGGAGGATCCGGTGGGCGCCATGCCATTTGATCCCAACCGGATCCTCTACACCTCCCGGCCAGAGCGGGGCCTGGATGTGCTCCTGGGTGAGATCTTCCCCAAGGTGCTGGAGCGGAATCCCAAGGCCACGGTCCACATCTGCACCTATGACAACCCCACTGACCGGACAGCCCACATCATCCAGCGGTGCAAGGAACTGGGTGCCCAATACGGTGACAAGGTGATCTGGCTGCCACCTCAATCCAAGGCCAACCTCTACACACTGATGCGCTGCTCCGGTGTCCTGGCCTACCCATGCCCCAGCCCGGCCATGCCGGACTTTGCTGAGGTCAGCTGCATCACGTTCATGGAGGCCATGCAGTGTGGGCTGCCCGTGGCCACCACCAGGTGGGGGGCTTCCACAGAAACCCTCAAAGGCTATTCCGGGGCCAAACTGAGCAAGGTTGGTGATCATGAAAGCATGGTCAAAAACATCCTCCGGCTCATGGAACGGCGGGACAAGGGTGAGGCCTTTGGCGGTGGCAAGGACTTCTCCTGGAAAGCAGCCGGGGATGCCTGGGAGGATCTGATCCGTGAGGCCGTGCAGGAAAAGAATCAGGACAAAAGCCGGGTCTTCTATCACTGGCTCCGGAGATCTGAGATTGAGGGCTGCCAGTATCTGGTGGACCAGGGCCTGGTGGGCCGGGCTGAGGCAGAGATCCTGGAGCGGGACTATTCCTGGCTGGAAAATCAGGAGACCATCCATGAGCACTATAGTCAGTTCACGGATGATGTGAATCAGCAGCTGGAGCGGAACCTGGAGAAGTTCTCCCCGGAATATCTTGGGACCAAGGATGATGAGCCCCGCTTTGGCCACATGCTGGGCAAGATCCGCGAAGCCCATCAGCGGAAGATCCAGGAGACCGGAGATCCTGAGGTGGAGTTCAAGATCCTGGACTTTGGTTGTGGCCACGGATGGTTTGGGGCCTTTGTTGCCCTGAACACCCCGGCCACGGTCAAATATTGTGGGCTGGACTTTGATGCCAATGCCATCAGCTGGGCTGAGAAGTTGGCCGTGCAAGCCGGGATCCAGGAGCGGGTCCAATTTGAACTGGTGGATGATTATGTCCCCCTGCCGGAGTTTGATGTGGGTGTGCTGTCAGAGGTGCTGGAGCATGTCCTGGATCCGGCAGAGACCGTGGCCAGGGTTGAGGGATGCGTGATCAAAGGCGGTGACATGCTCATCACTGTGCCGTTTGGGCCGGTGGAATATGCCACCCACAACTGGACCCACTGCAGACAGCACCTCCGGGAGTTCACCAGGCCGGACCTCACCCGGATGTTCAGCGGGAAGGTGGAATATGGTGAGCCCGTCTTTGAGGTGATGCCGGAGGGTGTGAACACGGCCACCGGAGATGGCTGGGGTCACCAGCTGGTGGCCTACCGGGCAGACCACATGCCCATCAAGAATCCGGACCTGGAGGAAAAGCTGGAGTGGGTGGTGCCCAGGGAGACCCTTTCCACCATGCTCATCTGTGGCCCTGGTGTTGAGGAAACCCTGGAATGGTGCCTCAACTCAGTCCGGTGGATCTCTGATGAGATTGTCATTGGTGACAACGGGATGAGCCCGGAATCCAAAGCCCTTGCCGCTAAATTCGGGGCCAGACTGGTGGAGATCCCGTCACCGCTGGAGATTGGCTTTGGCCCTGCCCGGAACCTGGTGCTGGATGAGTGCCGGATGGACTGGGTGCTGTGGATTGATGATGATGAAAAATTCACGGACTCCCAGCAGCTGGTCAAATATCTCAAGTCTGGTTTCTATCGGGGCTGGTCTGTCCGGCAGCACCACTTTGGGGTGGATGTGGACAGCCACATTGATCTTCCGGTGAGGTGTTTCCACCGGACAGCTGAGCCCAGAAACCGATTCAGGGGGCTGGTGCATGAACACCCAGAGATGGATGCCAATGAGGGGCCGGGCCGGGTTGGCCGGGCAGAAGATCTCAACATCATGCACATTGGCTATGAGGATGAGAGGGTCAGACAGGGGCGCTTTTGGCGCAATGCCCCTCTCATGGAGCGGGACATGCAGGAAAACCCGGACCGGAAGCTGCAGGTGCAGCTGATCTGCCGGGATGCCATGATCATGGCCACCAACCGGCTCCGGGAAAACGGAGGGCAGGTGGATGATTTTGTCATTCAGTGTGCTCAGCAGACCATCACCACATTCAGGGAACGCTTTTTAGGTAAGGATTGGGGGCTGGTGGAGGTTTCACCCGTGCCCTTTTACAGCCAGGCAGCCCAGGTGCTGGGCGGTGACATCAAGGCACGGATCAAAATTGACATCAGTCGCCGTGGGCAGGGAGATCCGGTCCCAGACCCCGGCACGGACCCGGATGTGATTTGCTTTGCCTCCATGGATGACCTGAGGACATTCCTCCAGGGAGAAGTGAAGGCCAAGCTGGAAAGCCTAGAAGGACCAGCCTGGGATGCCCTCCACCCTCCCGAATAGCCACACCTCAGTCTCCCAGGTCTTTGCCACGGCCCCGGAGATCGGAAGCTATCAGGCAGTCAATTCCGCTCTAGTCACTGAGCACATTGGCAATGTGGAGGCCAGGATCAATTCTCGCCTGGCCTCCCAATACACCATCACAGACATCCTTGGGGCTCCGGTCCTCCAGAGCATTGCCACCAATTTCAGCATCTATTCCCTCTATGCCGGGATCTCTGCTCTGTCCGGTGGGCTCCAGGATGATGATCCGGTCCTGGTCCGTTACAAGGAATCAATCAACCTCCTGGATGCCATTGAGAAGGGCAAGGCAGTCATTCTCTCCGGCTCCGGCACCGTTATTCCGGCCACGGACAACTCCAACCACCAGGTGATCACCAGCCTGGATGGCTATCCCAATGTCCATGAGGAAATTGACTGGGAGGCACAGCCCAGGACTGCCAGGGATCTCTCCAATGTGGGCAGCCCCCGGTCCACCACGGGCGGCGGATCCGGCACGGCCACACTGTTCAGCATCAATGGCCTGGTCCTGGCCACCCCCACCCTCAATGATGAGGTGGCCTTTGCCTCTGGTTCCAATGGCTGGCAGGGCCGGAAAACCAGTGTTCGCAGCTTCTATTTGAGCACAGAGGCCCTGTTCAATGTGCAGAGCCTCACCCAGGTCAGCAGCATCCAAACCACGGATCTGATCCCCATCTGGTCAGTGAACTCTGCTGGATATTTTTCAGCCCTGTTCACCAAGTTCCCCACCGGGGGCGGTGGAGGCGGTGCCTCTGCCCTCAATGACCTCACAGATGTGACCATCACCACGGCAGGATCTGGGGAGGTGCTGCAGTATCAGGGCAGCACGGTGATCAACCGGACCCTGGCTGAGGCCGGGATTGCAGCAACTGACCACAACCATGATGCCACCTATCAGCCCCTGGACAATGAACTCACTGCCGTTGCCGGGCTGACCAGTGCCGCAAATAAACTCCCATATTTCACCGGGGCCGGGACTGCCGCTGTCACGGACTTCACCAGCTTTGCCCGGACCCTTCTGGATGACAGCACTGCAGCTGCTGCCCGGACCACCCTTGGCCTGGTTATTGGCACTGACGTTCAAGCCTATGATGCGGAACTGGCTGCCCTTGCCGGGCTCACCAGTGCAGCCAATGCCTTGCCCTACTTCACCGGCATTGGCACTGCAGATGTCACCACTCTTTCAGCTTTTGGCCGGTCCCTCATTGATGACTCCGATGCCAGCACGGCCAGAGCCACCCTTGGATTGGTCATTGGGACAGATGTGCAAGCCCAGGATGCTGAACTGGCTGCACTGGCAGGGCTGACATCAGCTGCTGATTCCCTTCCCTACTTCACCGGGCTGGGCACGGCCTCCCTGGCAACCTTCACAGCATTTGGCCGCACCCTTGTTGATGATGCAGATGCAGCCACGGCAAGGGGCACCCTGGGCCTTGTGATCGGCACGGATGTCCAGGCCCAGAGCGGTGACCTGGATGTCTATGCAGCCAACCCCCTGACAGCTGCAGAACTGACCCAGCTGCAGAACATTGGGCTGACCTCCATTGCCCTGGGCAACTGGCAAGCCCTGGCCAATCTCTCCGGCACCAACACCGGGGATGAGGTGGCAGCCACCACGGGCACAGCCGGTGTGATTGAACTGGCCACCCAGGTGGAACTGGATGCCGGGACAGACACGGGCAGAGCAGTGGTGCCCAGCACCCTCACGGCCTGGCCGGGATCCGCCAACATCACCACCCTGGGAACAGTGGGCACCGGCACCTGGCAGGGCACTGCAGTGGGCCTGGCCTATGGCGGCACCGGGGCAGCCCTCTCAGATCCCAATGCTGACCGCTTCATGGGCTGGGATGATTCTGCCGGCGCAGTAGTCTTTGGTGCTGCCGGGGATGCCCTCAGCTTTGATGCCTCATTCAACCTCAACCTGGACATCAGTGGTGTCACGGCCCGGACCGGCTTTGCTTCTGGTGACAAGCTGGTCATCTTTGAGGCCGGGATTGGGATCCGGCAGATTGACTATGATGATCTCCCCGGTGCCACTGGCGGTCTGAATAACATCTCAGAGGACACCACCCCTGACCTGGGTGGGGATCTCAACACCTCCGGCAATGACATCATTGTCACCAACGGGGATGCCCTCAAAACCGGGCAGACCCTCAATGATGTGCTGATCATCCAGGCCTATGACACTGACGGTGCTGCCTACACCACCCTGCTCACCGCAACAGCAGCCACGGTGCCCACCCTGGATCTCATCAGCACGGCCACCATTGGCGGTGCTGCCCCCTATGTGGTGGGTGGAACTGATGTGGCACTTGCAGATGGCGGGACCGGGGCCTCTACAGCTGCAGATGCACGGACCAACCTTGAGCTTGATACGATGGCCCAACAGGCCTCAACCGGTGTTTCAATCACTGGTGGCTCGATCACGGGCATCACGGATCTGGCCGTGGCTGATGGCGGCACGGGTGGATCCACGCCCTCAGATGCAAGGACAAACCTGGGGCTGGCCATTGGGTCTGATGTCCAGGCCTATGATGCCGGGCTGCTCAGCATTGCTGGCCTGACCACCGTTGCGGATCGGATGATCTATGCCACCGCCTCTGACACCTATGCAGTCACACCCCTCACGGCCTTTGCCCGGACGCTCCTGGATGATGCTGACCAGGCCACCATGCAAGCCACCCTGGGTCTCACGGTGGGAACCGATGTCCAGGCCTTTGACACAGAACTTGCTGCCCTGGCCGGTCTTACATCAGCAGCCAATGCCCTCCCATATTTCACGGGATCCGGCACAGCTGATGTGACCACCCTGAGTGCATTTGGCCGGACACTGATTGATGATGCCAGTGCCTCAGCTGCAAGGACCACGCTGGGCCTTGTCATTGGAACAGATGTCCAGGCACAGGATGCAGAGTTGGCGGCAATCGCTGGCCTGACCTCAGCTGCAGACCAGGTGCCATATTTCACTGGCAGCGGAACGGCAGGGCTCACCAGTTTCACCAGCTATGGCAGGACTGTGGTTGGCCTGGCCAATGCAGCTGCCCTCATGGCGGATCTCTCCGGCAATGCCGGTGCGGACTTCTCCATGAACTCCAACAAGATCACCAATGTCACGGATCCCACAGCAGCCCAGGATGCGGCCACCAAGGCCTATGTGGACTCAGTGGCCTCCGGCCTGGATGTCAAGGACTCGGTGGTGGTGGTTGCCACCTCCAACCTCACCCTCTCCGGTGAGCAGACCATTGACGGTGTGCTGACCAGCACGGACCGGATCCTGGTCACGGGTCAGACCACCCCGGCTGAGAATGGGATCTATGTCACGGCAGCCGGGGCCTGGTCACGGGCCACGGATGCAGATGCTGATGCTGAGGTCACTGCCGGGCTCTTTGTCTGGGTGACTGAGGGCACCACCTATGCTGACACCGGATGGGTGCTGACCACCAATGACCCCATCACGGTGGACACCACGGCCCTGTCATTCTCACAATTCTCCGGGGCCGGACAGATCACGGCAGGGAACGGCCTGGCCAAGTCCGGCAACACCCTTTCTGTGGACCTGGATGAACTGACCACGGATGCCACGGGCGGTGCCTCCGGTGACTTCATCCCCTTTGTGGATGTCTCGGATGCCAATGCCAGCAACAAGGTGGCTGTCTCTGACTTCATCTCCAATGCCGGGATCCTGACCAGTGGTGACATTGGATCCAGTGTCCAGGCCCAGGATGCAGAACTTGCAGCCATTGCCGGTCTCACTTCTGCAGCTGACCGGCTGCCCTACTTCACCGGATCCGGGACAGCGGATCTGGCCACATTCACTGCCTTTGGCAGATCCTTGGTGGATGATGCTGATGCCAGTGCTGCCCGGACCACTTTGGGTCTAGTGATTGGCACGGATGTCCAGGCACAAGATGCGGAACTGGCTGCCATTGCTGGCCTGGTCAGCGCGGCTGACCGGCTTCCCTATTTCACAGGATCTGGAGCGGCCAGCCTGGCCACGTTCACGGCCTTTGGCCGGAGCCTGGTGGATGACGCTGATGCCGCAACGGCCAGAGCCACATTGGGCCTGGTGATCAGCACGGATGTGCAGCCCTACTCTGCAAACCTGGATGTGTTTGCCGCTAACCCCCTCACAGCAGCTGAATTGGGTGAACTCCAGAACATTGGTGCCACCACAATCAGTGCTGCTCAGTGGGGCTACCTGGGAGGCCTGGACCAGAGCCTTGCCCAGGCTGACAGCCCCACCTTTGCTGGGCTGGGGATCTCCAATGCTGGGGCCATCCGGACCGGCACCACTCTCAATGACACCCTGCTCATCCAAGCCAGGGACACCGATGGTGCGGCATGGACCACCTTTGTCACCCTGACCGCTGCAACCACACCCACCATGGATCTCAGCACTGCCGTGACCATGGGAGGGGCTGCCATCCACTATGTGGGGGGCACGGATGTTGCCGTGACAGACGGGGGCACCGGGGCCAGCACGGCAGGTGATGCCAGAACCAATTTGGGCCTTGCCATTGGCACCAATGTCCAGGCCCAGGATGCCTTCCTCCAGGACATTGCAGACCTGGTGGATCCCAATGCAGACCGGATCCTGTTTTGGGATGACAGTGCCGGTGCCATGGCTTTCCTGACCGTGGGTGATGGCCTGGCCATCTCAACCACCAGCATTGCCATGGACATCAATGGGCTCACAGAGCAAGCGGCTCCGGGCTCCGGTGACTTTGGGGTCATCTATGACACCGGCCTTGGTGCCTTGCGGAAAGTGGACCTGGACAACTGGCCGGGTGGCGGCGGTGGCCTTGCTGCGGTGGTGGATGACACCAGCCCCACCCTTGGTGGCCATCTGGAACTGGGTGCTTTTGGCTTCAATGATGCCAACCTCAATGAAATGTTCCGTTTCACCAGCACGGCATCAGCGGTGAACTATTTTGGCTATGCCAACTCTGCCACCCTCAATGCCCTACAGATCCAGGCTCTGGGAACGGACACCAACATCAGCATCAACCTGGTGCCCAAAGCAGCTGGTGTGGTCCAGGCCGGTGGTGTGGAAGTTGCCACCATCTCCGGCAGCCAGACCCTGACATCAAAGACCATAGACTCTGCCAGCAACACCCTCACGCTGGATCTGGCTGAGGGAACACTGACCGGCACCACGGCGCAATTCAACACAGCCCTGTCTGATGATGACTTTGCCACCTTGGCCGGTGCAGAAAGCCTGAGCAACAAGACCCTGGCCAGCCCGGTGCTGACCACACCACAGATCAATGACACCTCTGCTGACCACCAATATGTTTTTGCAGTCAGTGAACTCATTGCTGACCGGACCGTCACACTGCCACTGCTGACCGGCAATGACACCTTTGTCTTTGCTGCCCATGCAGAAACCCTGACCAGCAAAACCATTGACGGTGACAATAACACCATCAGCAACATTGACCTGGGCAATGAGGCTGACTGGGCTGCCATTGATGATGTGACCACGGCCAGTGCCTTCACCACGGGTGACAAGGTGCTGATCTTTGAGGCCGGTGTGGGCATGCGGAAGGTGGATTATGATGACCTCCCGGCTGGCATTGCCTCTGTCAGTGCTGACACTTCCCCTGTCCTTGGTGGGAACCTTGGCCTGGCCACGTTTGGGCTCAATGATGCCAACGGAAATGAACAGCTGGTCTTCTCTGCCACGGCCTCTGCAGTCAACCACCTGCAGATCACCAATGCAGCCACGAGTGGGATCCCCTACCTGTCTGCAGTTGGTGATGATGCCAATATCTATCTGGGGCTGCTGAGCAAGGGCAACCGGGCCATTGTCCTGGAAAATGCCGGGGCCGGGACAGCTGCAGTTGCAGAAACACTCCGGACCCACACCAAGTCCACCGGCACACCTGCCACCGGCTTTGGTTTCAAGTGGGGTGCCTATATTGATGATGCCGCAAATGTCCTCAATGAAGTGTTCAAAATTGAGGGCAGCTTTGTCAGCGTAGGTGCTGGCACTGAGGATGTGGATGTTGCCTTTGCCACCATGGTGAATGGCAGCATGTCCACAGCCTTCAACCTGGACTCAACCAATTCTCAGTTTGACCTCAGCTGGGATCTGATCATGGCAGCCAACCAGGTCATTGCCTTTGATGGCGGATCTGTCTCTGCTCCTGGTCTTCGGCTCCGGACAGCTGCTGATGTCGGTTTATATGCAGATGCCATTGACCAGATGGGGCTTTCCCTTGGCGGTGTGTCTGCCTGGTATTCTTCAATGGCCAGTTCCCATGTGCTGACCAACTGGGAGGCCCATGTTGGCATCACGGCAGCCACCACCCAGACCCAGGGCCAGGGCGCCCTGCTCAGCAACTGGAATGAGATCAGCACGGTTGGGACCACCAATGATGTGGTGACCCTGCCCACAGCTGCAGCCGGTCTCTGCATCACCATCATCAACAATGGTGCCAACACCCTGCAGATCTTCCCGGCCACCGGAGGTAACATTGACGGGCTTGGCGTGAACACCAGCACCACCCTGGCTGCTGGAGAGTCCGTGCAGTTCTTTGCCAAGGATGCCACCAACTGGGACACGGTGAGCACCACGGCAGGGGGTGGCGGTGCATCTGCACTCAATGACTTGTCTGATGTGACCCTCAGTGGACTGGCAGACAATGAGATCCTGCAGTCATCCTCCGGCACGTTCATCAACCGGACCCTTGATGAGGCCGGTCTGAAAGCCCAGGGCACGTTCCAGGAATACAAGGCAGCCAACTCCATGGTGCCTCAGGTCACAAACGGGGCAGCCCTGGCCTATGAGGAACACGCCACCAACGATGTGATGATGGAATATATGGAGTTCGCGGACGGGGCCACGGAATATGCCCAGATCGCGTTCCGGCCAAAGAAAGCATGGGATGCTGGCACCTTCACAGTGGAGTTCACCTGGTATGCCCCCACGGCCACCACAGGGAATGTGGTGTGGCAGGTGGAGGCCATTGCCCTGGGTGACAATGATGCACCGGACACGGCCTTTGGCACGGCCCAGACCGTCACGGATGGTGCCGGTGGTGCCGCTGATGACATCATGCACAGTGCAGCCACCCCTGCAGTCACGGCAGCTGGCACGGCAGCCAAGGGAGATCTCTTGGTGATCCGGGTTGCTCGACTTGGGGGAGATGGATCTGATACACTGGCAGACGTTGCCCGGCTGGTGGGCATCACAGTCAATTTCACTGAGGATGCGGTGGACGATGCCTAGCAACAGTCACGGAAGATCCAGAGGCTTTGGGACCAAGGGTCTGCTGGGCACATCTGGATCCCCGGAGGTGGCCTCACGGGCGGTCACGGGCACAGCCAATGCTGGCTGGAGGTTTGGGGCAGACACCCAGGTGGACCGGAGATCCGGCACCTATAACAACAACAATCACCAATGGCTCAGTGAGTTTCTTTCCGGGGCTGGCAATGGCGGTGACAACCTGGAGGACTGGCTGGTCAAAGCCACGGTCCTCTCTGGTGACACTCCGGATGTTGGCCTGGCCGTGAACACCTGGCACAGCTTCCGGGACAGTGCCACGGTCAACTGGGAGTTCTCCAATAACACCAATGGAACCATTGAGGAATGCCATCTCCTGGTGGAGGTAAAGCAGGAATATCAGTCTGATGATGTGGCCATGCAGGGTCACTATTATATCTATGCACGGGACACCGGGGGCGGAACCACCACCAGCACCACCACCACGCTGCCACCCACCACCACACTGCCACCATCATCCCTCTAGGGAGTTCAGAACCATGAACGGCAAGGACATAGATCCCCGCAAGGTGGACCAGGATCTCATAGACCGGCTCACCATCCACCCGGATCCCAACCACCCGCTCTGGACAGAGGAAGACCTGGCGGAGATCAATGCCCAGGGTGATGTCATCATTGAGCCGGAGAAGATGATCTGGACCGGCAATGTGGATGTCCCGGACCTGGATCTCTCTGAGTGTGAATGGACCCCCGGCCAGGTGGTCATGGATCCCTCCACAGGAGAGGGGTGTGTTGATCCGGGCCGGAAGTGCTGGGGCACCACAATGCACCAACAAGGTCCGTGTGCTGATCACTATGAGTTTTGGCACTCTGTCATGGATCCCATCATGAGAAAGTGGCTGGCCCAGCTGCCCAATGTCTTTGGGCCTTCCCACATTGGCCGGAGAGGTCAGATTGTCAGATATGAGACCGGCCACTGGTTTGCCCTTCACCAGGACGGGGGCCAGCTGACCCATCCCCACTTCCGGACAGCCCTGGGCCTCATCTATCTCACGGATGCTGATGACTATGAGGGAGGAATTTTCCGGATCCCCAGCTATGGGTTTGAGCGGAAGTTCACCAAGGGTGACTGGCTCATCTTCCCGTCCGTGATGTTCCATGAGTTGACCCCGGTGACAAAGGGGGAGAGGTTCATGATGTTTGGTGAACTGTTCAGCCACAACTGGGGTGACCAAAGGGCCAGCTTCTGGCTGGATCAATGCACCCCACCCCTCCCTGATGGAGATCCGGCATGGGCCAGGCAAAAGGCAATAGGTGAGCACTATGGAGAAACTGAGCTTAGGCACAATGATCTTTGGATCCCAGAGATCCCCGGAACAGAGTCTGAGGATCCTGGACCGGGCCTATGACCTGGGGATCCGGTCAGTGGACACGGCCTTTGGTTATCCCGCACCCATGCAGCCCGACACCTATGGCATCACCAATGAGGTGCTGGCCCTCTGGGGTGACAAGACCAAGGTGAAGATCCAGACCAAAGTGCTGGGATCCCTGGAGACCAGGGCCTCAGTCATTGCAGACACAGAGCACCAGCTGAAAGCCATTGGGGTGGAGCAGTTTGACATCTGCCTCCTGCACTGGCCCGGCACCAGGGAGGGCCTGGACCAGGCGGAACTCCGGGCAGAGCACATCCGTGGCTTTGAGACCCTGATGAGGGACGGGGCCATCCGGGACTGGGGCCTCTCCAACTGCCCCTTTGAGGACTGGGAGGACTATGTGGCCCTGGCTGAGCATCTGGGGGTGAAGCCTCCCAGGTGGGCTCAGAACCGGCTCAACCCCATCTGTGATGATACCGGCCTCAACCAGGCCCCGGTGCCGTGCCAAGCCTATGGGATCTTCCACTATGGCTGGCTGGCCGGGAGATATGAATCCGGCTTTGCAGATGAAGACAGCCGGATCTCCTGGGTGGAAAATGACTGGAGGTGGGGTGGGAAGAAACTGGCCCTGGACACCCTGGATCTGGACTATCCCATTGCCCGGAAGTGGGTGGCAGATGCACGGGCCTCCGGCTTTGTCCCTGCAGTCCGTGCCCTCAGCTGGGTGCTGGAGAAGCCCTATGTTCTCCAGGCCGTGATTGGGGTTTCCAAGCCAGAGCAGCTGGATGATTTTGTGCCCCAGATCCTGGCCGGTTGACACCTCAACAAATAGCGAACAGTTTTCCTGCACAGTCCCAGACACTCCAACTGTGAGGAAATCATGACCAACACCAATGACAACCCGGCACCGGCTCAGGCCCAGGCCCAGGCCCCAGGACAGCCCAACCAGCATGACATTGCGGTGGCCAGCTTCTCTGTGGCCCCCCGGATGACCCTGGCCGGGCTCCACTATATCCTGCAGCTGCTGCAGACCCGGCCCATTGCTGAGGCCGGTGAACTGCATGCCAGCCTTCTCCAGCAGGGCCTGGCCTTCAAAACCCAGGCTGAGAAGATCCTGGCCGGGGAGGATGTCCCGGATGCGCCGGCACCTCCCAACCGGCAGCAGAAACGGGCCACCAAAGCCAAGGCCAAGACCAAGGCTGCACCCAAAAGGAATGGCCGGAAAAAATGACCTCCATCCAAGGCCCCAGGGTTTCCCTTGCAGCTGATGTCTCCCGTGCCAAGAGGGCACTTGCCAGGGTGGGCAAGGTCTTTGATGGGACCAAGTTGGCAGCAGCTGTGGGGAACTCCCAGGTGGCCTGGATTGATGACAACTTCCGGAGGCAGGGGAAGATCAAGCCCTGGGAAAAACTCAAGGCTGCCACCATTGCCAGAAAGGGCAGTGACCGGATCCTCATTGACAAAAACAGACTCCGGGGATCCTTTGAGGTGCCCAGGGTGACCAGGACTGAGGTGAGAATTGGGCCTGGCACGAATGTCAAATATGCAGCAGCCCATCAGTTTGGCTATCCCAAACGGAACATCCCGGCCAGGCCCATCCTGCCCCCGCTGGATGTGGCCCAGAAAGATGCCCAGCGGCTGGTGCAGAACATGATTGATGCAGCAGTGACTGGGGGGGCGTTCTAATGGCAGAGACAGTCTTTGGATATGAGACAGTGGGCCAGGCCATTGCCACGGTCCTGGCCAACCGGACCTTTGTTGATGGTGATCCCATGGTCCTCCATGAGTCCAGGCAGATCCCCTCAGGCCGGGTCATCAATGTCCAGTTTGCCGGGAGAACCAATCAAGATGTTGCCATTGCAGCCATCTCCGGGGGCCAACAAAATGCCCTCCGGGCAGAGTTCACGGTGGACATCTACCAGAGCGGGGTTGACGCAACAGAAGCGGCACGTTTGAGAAATAGGATGCTGGACGAAGTTGAGGTTGCCCTGATGGGTGACCGGACCCTGAGCGGGGCAGTGGCCCACCTGGAGATTGGTGAGGTCACCCTGGTGGAACAGGCAGAAGACCGGAACCACTGGGCCATGGCTGCACTCCGGGTCTATACAGACAAGACAGTGACCACCCAGTGATGAGGGCCAAAGATGTTCACCATGCTCAAAACCCGGAATGTGCCCGGCGTGGGTGAGTTCCTAAAGGGTGAGGACTATCCTGACTCACCCCTCATGAAACAATTTGAACGGCAGGGCTTTGCTGAGAAGAAGGCAAAGACCGCCAAGGCTAAGAAAGCACCCACCACTGCAGCAGGGAGTGATGACCAATGAGTGGACATGGAATGGCGGGCCACGTTGGCCTTGGAAAACAAACTGACTATGGAACGGCGGTGGCGGCGGCAGCCTACGTCAAAGCCATGTCTGAAAACCTCTCTGAATCCATTGACCGCTTTGAGGTGGAGAACATCTATGGGGGGCTCCATGAGCCCAATGACCTGGATGGTGTCCGGAGAGTTGCGGGTGATGTGACTTTCAGTGCCCACCCGGAGACCATGGGATATTTCCTCCAGGGGGCTCTGGGCCGGACAGTGGTGACCAGTGTGGCGGCTGAGTTGGCTGTCTCCAGCTTCAAACCACGGACCTCTGATGTGTCCTCCATGCACCCACTGGATCTCTACAGCTTTGAGGTCTTCCGGGATGTGGGATCCTCTCAGCAATATGCTGACTGCCAGGTCTCTCAGCTGCAGATGGAACTGGCCCCCAATCAGGCACTCCGGTGCACGGCCTCCATCATTGGCCGGTCCAGCACCAACATTGCAGCCACCACCCCCAGCTTCCCGTCCTCAAGCCAAAACCCCTTCCACCACAATTCTGCCTCACTGTCTGTGGGTGGTGCTGCGGTGGATCTCATTGAGGGCCTGACCGTCACCATCAACAATAATCTGGCCGGGCGGCCGAGTTTGAACAATTCAAACAGCGTGGCCCGGATCAAGCGGGATGGCCCGGTGGAGGTCCGGATCTCTGGCAACATTGGCTTTGAGAACATCACGGAATATGAGGCCTTCCGGAACCAGACAGCCCGGTCCCTGACCCTCAATATGTTCCTGGCCTCCAGCTTCTCATTCCTGCTGGACATCCCTCAGATGATCTACACGGCATTCCCCCTGGGGATCGGTGGCCGGGAATATCAGTTGATCGGGTTTGAAGGCCGTGCGAATTATCTGGTGTCAAGTGCCACGGCCATTGAGGCCACACTGACCACGGTGAACTCTAGCTGGTAGGAACTTAGAAACCATGACTGAAACCACTGAAAAGACAGACACAATCATCACCCTTGGGGGCAAAGAGGTGGACCTGGCTCAGGCCTTTCCTCTGGACCTTGGCTTTATTGAGGACGCCATTGAGGCCGGGGTGGATCTGCAGGAAGCAGAGGCTGGGCTGACCCCTGAGCAGGGGATGAAGATGGTGAAAATGATCCTCAAGCGGTGCGGAGTGGAGGATGACCAGGCAAGGAAGTTGCCCATGTCTGAACTCCCACGGGTCTCAAAGATCATTGAGGAACGGATGAAAAGTGAGGCCCAGGACCGCCCTACCTAACGGACAGCGTCTATTTTTGTGCCACCAACTTTGGGTGGACTTGGGATGATGTCCGGAAGCTGACCCCTGGCCAGATCAATTCCCTCTGGAGAAGACACCAGTGGGAGATGCAGAAGCAGAGGCAGCATTAAATGGCCACCCCCGTTGAACTGATTTTCAGACTCTCAGGCCTCTCCACCATAGTGGGGGGCCTGAATACTGTTGGCTCAAGCCTGGAGCAGGTGGGCGCCCGTGCCCGGTCTGCCGGGCGGGAACTGGAAGCCACTGGCCGGTCCATGCGGAACTTTGGGGCCGGGCTCACAGCCTTTGTCTCTGCCCCGCTTGCTGCAGCCGGTGCTGGCCTGGTGGCCATGGCAGCCCAGGCAGAGGAATCAGAAAACCTTTTTGAAGTCAGCATGGGCAACATGGGTGAGGCAGCCCGTGCCTTCTCTGAGGATCTGTCCAGTAGCCTTGGTCTCAATGCTTTTGAATTGCGCCGGCAGATCGGTGTGATGCAGAACTTCACCACGGCCATGGGGATCTCTGAGGATGCAGCCTATGGGCTCAGCACCGGAATGACTGAGCTCGCCGCTGACATGGCCTCATTCTTCAACATCAGCACAGATGATGCCTTTCAGCGGATCCAGGCTGGGCTGGCCGGTGAGACAGAAAGCCTCCGGAGGATGGGCATTGTCATCAATGAGACCGCCATCCGGCAGAGGGCTCTGTCCATGGGGGTCATTGAGGGATCAGAGGCCCTGTCAGAACAGCAGAAAGTGATCCTCCGGGGGATCCTCATCCTGGAACAGACAGAAAATGCCCAGGGGGATCTGGCCCGGACCATGGACTCTGTGACCAACCAGATGAGGGTCATTGCCAGCACGGCCACTGAGATGGCCATCCGGTTTGGATCCACACTGCTGCCCACCGTTCAAAATGTTTTCCGCTATGTCTCCGGCACCGTCCTGCCCGTCATTGAGTCATGGATTGAGGCATGGGAGTCCCTGTCAGAACGGACCAGGGGCTTCATCATCATGGGGATCCTGGCCGTGGCCGCGATCGGTCCTCTCATTGCCATCATTGGTGTTGGGATCCAGGTGGTGGGTGCCCTCACCGTGGCCTTTGGCTTCCTGGCCGGGGCGGTGGGTTTCCTGCTTTCTCCCGTGGGGCTCATTGTTGCTGCCGTGGCCGGACTGGCAGCTGTGGTGTTCTTTGCCAGGGACAGCTTTGACAACTTTGGAGAGGCCATGAGGTCCATCCTGGGGGCTGCAGGAGCCACCATCACTGCATGGGCTGAGGGTGCAAAAGATATGTTCTTGGGGGTGGCCATTGCCGGTGCCAACATGGTGGCCAACCTCTCCGGATTCTTTGATCAGATTGCCCAGTGGGTGGGGGGCATGCTCACCACGGTGGGCAATGCTGTGGGCACCGTGAATGAAGCGGCTGGCAATGCCCTCCGGTCAGCCGGTGCTGGTCTCCAGCAGCTGAGCAGCAATCTGGCCGGGGCAGCTGAGGGGTTTGTGCAGACCCTCCGGGTGGAACAGCGGGATGCCCAGACAGCAGCTGAGGAAGCGGCACGGATGGCCAGAGATCTCCTGGCTGAGGCCGGTGTGGAACTGGCTCTGGGGGCTCAGGACTTTGGATCCAATATCCAGGGCACCATTGACATGGTGAGAGGGTTGCTCACTCAGGGGGCAGACTTCCTGGGAGGCGTCACCCAAGACATTGAGGGCAGCACGGATGCTGCCGGGTCTGCTGTTGAGGGGCTACAAGAGCAGCTGGAGGCCCTGCTGGGAACCATGGAGGGTGTGGCAAGCGGCGGGTCATCTGATGGCCCGTCATCCATCTCTGAGGTGTTCCAGGAGTGGTCTGAGGGGATGCAGGACATGCAAGCCCTGGGCATTGAGACAGCGGAAGGCCTCACTGCAGCCTTTGATGGATTTACAAAATCATTCTCCCAAGGGGTGGGCAATGCCTTTGCCCAGGCCATTGTCTATGGGGAAAGCCTTGGCAAGGCCCTGGAGGATGTGGCCAAGAAAAGCCTGGCTCAGCTGATCGGGGCACTCATCCAGTTGGGGGTCCAGTTTGTGATCAATGCCACCCTGGGCCAGGCCCTGGCCGGTGCGGCGGCGGCGGCTGCCCAACTCTTTGGCCGTGCCGTGGCAGCTGCCTGGTCCAGTGCTGCAGCCATGGTCTCCCTGGCCACCTTTGGGGCCAATGCTGCCCCAGCCACGGCAGCCCTGGCCAGCACCACAGCCTTTGCCCGTGGCCTGGCATCCTTCCAGCGGGGCACGGACAGCTTCACGGCCACCGGGGCCAGGCTGATCATGGTTGGTGAGAACGGCCCGGAGCGGGTCTCTGTGACCCCCTTGGGTGCTGGTTCCCCTGGTGGGGCTGGCAATGTCAATGTCTTCATCCCTGAGGGGGCCATCTTTGATGAGATCAGCTTTGAGCGGGTGGCTGAGCGGATCGGTGATGTGGTGATGCAGCGGCTCCAGAGGGGCACGGTCTGATGGCAGATCCTTATTACAAAGTCCTGGGGGGCTGGATGGCTGGAGTGGAGCGGGGCAACCTGGTTCCCAACTCTGCAGATCCGGCCACCACCTGGGGATCCTCAGCCACCACGGTCACCAGCATTGATGCCACGGTGATCAAGGGGGCGGTGGATGTGGGGTCTCAGGCCTTCCTGCTGGAGGATGCGGCGGCAGGATCTCTGCACAGTCTCCATGAGACCATCACCATCAACTCCGGCCAGCAATATTCTCTCAGCTGCTTTGCCAAACCCCATGCCACCTATGGGGCCAGAGCCGGTCTCAGGTATTGGGAAGCCGGTGACCAGCTGATGGTCTTCAATATCAATTCCGGCACGGTGATCTCCAACACCGGCACCGGCACACCCTACTCCCAGCAGAGGGGTGGGGGCTGGTGGAGGCTGGGGGTCACTTGGAATGTTGCCAGCATTGGGGCAGCCCAGCAGCTGGGGATCCACACTGTGGGGTCCGGTGATAATGCCACCTATGCCTATGATGCCGGGCAGCAGCAGGGCTTCTATTTTGGAGGCCCCAAGGTGGAGAAGGGGGAGGTCTCAGCTTTCCGGGTCACCTCCGGATCTGCAGAGGCGGAAGCCCTCACGG